CAAATAATACTTGTATTACAAAATCACGTTAATAATATTTTCTATTATATTAACGACTCAGCAACTCAATCTAATTTTAAAACAGCTAACAGAATACATTCTGTACATGGTCTTGCAAGATTACAAGGTCACAACGCTTTTAGAGGTTCATCGGCAAGGGGAAGTATTATACTTATTAGAAACCCATCAATAAATATAAGTATAGCGGGTGACAAAATACACATACCTAATTACACCAAAATACAGAATTTGGAAAATGGTTTACAGTATACAATATTAATGAATACTGATTTCAAAACATTCAATATAAATGATACAAAGGAATTACAAATACCTATTGTAGAAGGTGTTGTAGAAACTCATACATTCACAGGAACAGGTACAAATATACAAACATATGAATTACCAAACTTACAATTTCAAATGTATGATGATTCATATGTTGAGGTAATGGTTAACGGTAAAATATATGAGCAGTATATTTCGCTGTATGATATACCATATGGTGCTGCAGGGTGTTTAGTTAAAACGGGTATGACATCAGGTGTTGATATAATATTTGGGAAAAACAATTTCCAAGAGATTCCACCTTTAGGCTCTGAAATAAAAGTAAATGTACTTACAACCAATGGAAGTATAGGTAATTTATTCAATTCAAAAACAACTTGGAAACTTAATGATACATGCTTTGATGGTAATGGTAATGAATTAAGTCTTGATGATATTTTTTATGTAAACAACAATATATTACCTTGCCTTGGTGCTGATTCAGAGGATATAAATTTAACAAAAATTTTAGCACCAAACATTTCAAGAAGTTTTATATTACATGACAAAAAGTCAATTAATTATTTCTTTAAAAATATGAATTATATTTCGTCAATCAACATATTTAAGAAAACTATTGATAATATAAACGAATATTCTGTGTACTTAGTACCATCTTTGATTAACAGGTTAATAACAGGTGAAAATTATTTTACTATATCTTTAGATAAATTTTTATTATTGGATTATGAAAAAGCTCAAATTTTATCACAGATACAGGAGTCAGGTATTGAATCAGCCAATATAACTATGGAACTTATAAATCCTCTTATACAGAAGTTCGCAATGATGATTTACTGTGAATTGGAGGATGGTGTGGATGCCGATATATCAAATATGATGATTACAAGACAAAATATTTTAAATATTATAAGTAATTATTTGTTGAATAGAGAATCAACATCAGACATAATACATTCTGAAATAGTGTCACTTATTAACGGATTAGATAATATTTATTCCGTTAAGGTTATATTATTATCTCAAGATAGCAAATACATAGATTCTTTAGGAAATATAAAAGTCGATAATAATCAAATAGCAGTTATAAGAGGTGATTGGACTGACAGCAATAATGTATATTTTAAGGATGAATTTGACCCATTGAATGATTATATGGGGTGTGTAAACATAAATATAGAGAGATTCCACTCATAAAAACAAAATAGTCCGAGAAACAATTTCTCGGACTATTTTTAATTTATTTGCTTTTGGTATTAGTTATTAGTTAATATCATCAGGCAAATTGTCAAAGTTTAAATCACCAAAGCCTTTTTGATCAGTTTGTGTAACTGATTTTACAGCAGTTTCTACAGGTTTTTCATTTGCGGCAATAGTTTCTACAGGATTTGCTTCTATAACGGTTTCTACAGGTTTTTCACTTGCGGAAACAGTACCTGCATTGTCTTTCAATGACTTGAATTTCGATGTAGTGTCAACAGATGCTTTATCAGTTGTTGTTTCCACAACTTTTGGTTGAGTTGTTGTTTCCACAACTTTTGGTTGAGTTGTTGTTTCCACAACTTTTGGTTGTTCGGCAACTTTTGGTTGTACCTGTGTAGTTCCCTGTTGTAATCCTACAGCCTGTTGACCTTCGGCAACTGTTGTAACATTATTGTATTCGGGTACGTACTGAGTTCCAAAAACTTCAAAATACAATTCACAGAATTCTTTATAATACTGTTCACCAAATGCTATTTTAATGCAATTGATTAACAATTTAGCATCTTCTGCTGTTGTTTCTTTGTAGTACGTTTGTGACAGGTCAGGGGAATTTGTCTTTAAAAAATCAAAAACTTGTTTTCCTGTTTCTTGGTTAAATTCTTTGATTGTAGTTTTACCACAATCAAATGAAATACCACAAAGACCATCATTGAAAGAACTTTGTTCATATGTTGGCATATTTTGATTTCCCTCTGATACCACAATAGTTAAATCTTTACCATTAATAAGGTCAAACGGCACAATCGGCTTTCTTTTGAGAATTGGGTCACCCTTTAATAATTGATCAAGTTTAACGTTAAGGATTTTGCCATATCTCAAAATTTTGATTTTACCATTCAATTCAGGGTGTTGTGGGTCATCATAAATCAAAAACAGGGAATAATTGTAAGTATTGCGTTTAAGCACTTCCAACCGTTTTGATAATTGTATTGGGGTGTTTTGGTCGTAATTCTTACCTTTATCGTACACATGCTTCATATATGCTGCAGTAGCTAAATCCTTGAGTTTAGGATTATTACTTGGTGCATCTACATAAATTCGGGCTTTAGGGTCATTTGGGTCAGGAAGATAATACATATGTTTGGTAACACGGTCACGCCTGATTTCTCCACAATTAACATCGGGAACTAATCTGCCTGTTACTACATAGCGACCATCTTTTACCTTTTCATCGTCAAGTTTTAATGCCAAAAAATCCTCATTAAAATTGCTTGATGTTGGTTGTTCAAAATTTTCTGCTGTTACCGCAAAAATTCCGCCAAATTCAAAATTTTCAGTTTGTTCAATTTTTTCACTCATTTCAATAGTTTTTTAATTATACAATAGTTTTCAAAAATTCAAAATATTTTATACCGTTACAAACCAAAGATTTTCAACACTACATGGATTTCATACCATGATAAAAATTCTATATATCGTGACTTATTGAATTCTGCTAGGTTCGGGTATCAATCACACTTCCCTAGCTAGCCGTTCTAATGAGTATTGAACTATAGTGCCGAAAATTTTGGTTATATTAAGATGTCCTCGACTTTCATCGCTATATTGTCGGTAAGTAAAAACATTGTAGCTACGGAAATAGCATTTTCTATACAATTCCTTATTACTTTTGTTGGGTCGATAATACCATCCTCGACAAGGTTTGCTAATTCACCATACATATTAATACCATTATTGTCATCTAATATGTCATCTATAATCAGCTTATCAATATCGGAAATACACAAGTTGCTTAACAATTTTCTTTTTATTGATTCCGATGCCGACTTAATCAAATTGCCTGAAATTGAATAAGGTGGTAATTGATAAGCAGCCTTTATGTATGATGCACCCGCACCAACCGATACACCTTCCTCAATAGATGATTTAACGGCAGCTATTGCATCATCAATTCTATCCTTTACCTCATAAATTTCTGTATCGGAATTACCACCGATTTTAATCGTAGCTATATTTCCCTTTGCAAAAGATAGCAAATTACGTTTCCATTGAATAGCCTCATTCTCTTCGGGTGAACCTGTTTCAATCATAGACTTTATATTTTCCTCTATTTGACAAATTTTTGTATCAAGATTAGGCTTATTAATGTCATATATTTGAATATTTGTTTCATCTTTACTCACTACAATTTTTTGAGCAGAGCCAATAAACTTAGAACTGAATTCAGCTAGCTTAGTACCAGACTCAATATAAAAAGGTGTTGCTAATGTAGCGGATGCAATCATTGACAAATAATCTTTTCTTCTTTCACCGTAAAATGTTGGTTTTATCAAACATATTTTCATCTTTTGGCTCATATGATTGGCAATCATAGTCTGAACAGCTTCACCCTCAATATTCTCACCAATTATAAGTAATGATTTATAATTGGTATTGGCTATACTAAGAATTTTTAACATATCAGAGCCTTTTGAAATGTTGTGGTCTGTTATAATTATACCACAATCTGTTAGCTCAGAAATCATCTTATTAACATCTGTCATGAACATATAACTAGAATATCCCGAAGCTATTTTAATCCCGCTTTGTATAGTTATTGATGTTTCAGTTGATGGTGATGGTTCAACCATTATAGTTCCATGTTCATTTCCGAATTTATCATATGCCGATGCAATCAAATCGGATATTCTAACATCTCCATTTGTAGAAATCATGGCAATGTTTCTAATATCCTTATTTGTTTTTGAAATTATTGAATGATCCTTAATATATTCAATCATCAAATCCTTTGATTTGTTTAAATCATCACGGAGTTTATGAACATTAAAATCAGGATTTGATTTCAAAAATTCATTTATCTCTTTCATAAGTGCATAAGCAAACACAACCGTAGATGTAGTGCCATCACCCGCATTTAATGCCGTTCTCATTGATGATTGCTTGAGCAGGTTACACCCTATGTTTTCCCATTCATTTTCAAGTTCTATAAATTTAGCAACAGTGACACCATCTTTTGTGGATTGTATGATTCTTTCATTTAAATGCTTGAGTAATACGTTTTTGCCTCCA